GGGGTTCCCATCTGGTGGCGACGTAGGTGTTGTCTACATCGCGTGACTCCTCGAGCTTTCCTATCCCATACCCTACGGAGACATTCCGCAGCACCCCATCACGGATATCAGCCAGCACCTCTTGCGCAAATGCATTACGGCTGAACCGCACCTCTGCCATACCACGCTTCTTCTCACCATCCACCCACGCACGCTCCACCACGCCAATCACCCGGCTGGGATCGTGGTTGAACAGCAACGGTGCTCCATCATTCAACCGGCCCAGGTCTACCGAGTCACCGTCGTGGCTCAGCACCTCACGACCGAAGTACCGCTCAACCGGATACTCAGAGGAAAAACTGAGCTCCAGCCGGCGATCATCTTCGCCTTCACCCAGCAGCCGGAAGAAGCCAGGGCCTGAGCGTTCATGACGCTGGGCTTCCAGATCACGCAGTTCCATCATCGTCAGCATCCTGTTCTGACGCTATCGACACCTCTTCAGCTTCCAGCCGCTGCGCATCTGCATCCTGTGCCGGGTCGGTATCAAAGCTGAGGCCAAGCTGCCCGGCGCGTTCCACCTCCTGCTGCCGCTGCAGCATCAGTTCCTCAAGGTCGCCGCCAAGTTCGCTGACGATCTGCGCTTGTGTAGCAAAGCCAGAGCGCACAGCATCCTTGTACGCCATCACCTCCTTCACCGGGTCAACCCATGCCCAGCCACGGCACATCCACCGTGCTCGCCGGAACCGCTCCGGCATTGACTCATACCCTGCCAACCGGAGCACACCGCTACGCACAGCAGCATCCAGCCAGGCTTCATACACCGGCGTGATGAAGTTGTCGATCAGGTACTGCTGCAGCACCTTCCAGTTCTCACGGTCATCGATCAGGCTGAGCCGGCTGGAGCTGTAATTGCTCTGGCTGTAGTCCTGGCTGAGCGGTGCGTAGCTGATCCCGATGCCAGCGCTCATGCCCTGCAGCATGGCCCGCATGAAGTCAGGGAACTGCCCATCTGGTGCATCCAGCTGCGGCACGCTTACGCTCTCGCCTGGTGCCAGGTACTTGAACACCCCAGGCTCAAAGTTCGATACCCGCTCAGCGTCGTACACCTCATCACCCACCAGCTCACCCTCGGGGCTGGTGATAAAACCCATCAGGCTGGATGCCGCCCTGGCCCGCACCACCTCGGCCTCTTCATACCCAGCCAAGTGATGCAGCCGCTTGATTGTGCTGGCCAGCCAGGTAACGCCCCTGGTCTGGTGGGGCCGATCAAGAATGGCCAAGTGCAGGATCTCCCTGGCCGGCACCAGCTTCACCTCATGGCTGGTCCCATGCCGGATATCACCAGGGTGTCGGGTGCGGAAGGCATACCGTGTCGGCCTGCCCCACTGATCCACCTCCACGCCCATCCGCCATTCATGGCCCTGCTGCGGCCGGCTTTCATACGTCTCATCGCACAGGTCGGCCTCAAGCACCTCCAATGCCAGCGGCACCCGTGAATCACCAAACGGCTGCGGCACCAGCCGGATGAACACCTCACCCGATTCAGCGATGGCGCCAATCACCATCCGCTGCAGATCAATCCATCCCAACCGGCCGCCGGTATGGCACCGCTTGGCGCGGCCCCACTCGGCCCAGGCCTCTTCGATCTGATCATTCACGGCCTGGTTGAGCCGGCTGCTGCCGCGGCTCATCGGCACCTGGGCCTGCAGCTTGATCCCGCTACCCACCACGTTGTTGCGGATCAACCGCAGCGCCTGTCGTGCATAGTCGTTATCCCGCACCAGCTGGCGGGCACGATTGCGCAGCAGCACCAGGCTGGCATTGATCTCCGCATCAGCGCTGGTGGAGCTGGTCACCCAGTCGCTGGTGAGCCGGCTCAACCGGGCACCTTCATACAACCGCCGCGGCCGGCGCTTCACCACCTCAGCCGCAGGCGCTTCAGTCTTGACCTTCTGGCGTGCCATCAGCTGAACCTCACGAACATGTTCTGCGGATTACCCAGGCCAGCTGCAATCTTCTCGGCCACCTTCTCCCGGTTCACGACAGCCTTCAGCTGCGCCTCGCGTTCCATCAATGCAGGTAGATCGAGGCTGGTGTACTGCCTTGTTCCGATCTGGTAGTACTTGGTCTGTTTGCTGATGATCGCCCTGATGGCGGCCTGCACAGCATCCAGATCCTGCTGCGCCTGACTGCGACCATCGAATGCACCAGGCGTGCCCTGGTACGCCAGGCTGGCCAGGACAGTGAATGACCCACTGCCCAGCGTGAGCGTGCTGGTGCCATCGGTCGCCCTGGTCTGCCAATACCACTGGCCGGCATCCATGCCAACGCTGGTAGCAGCGGCGATGGTGTTATCCCAGCCGCCATCAGCTCGAGCCACGCCGGTGACGGTCACACCCTCGGATGCGGTATTGGTCCGCAGGAAAGTGGTCAGCGTCCAGGTAGCAGAGGTGAGTGGATCACCAACCTGATCCACTGTTGCCGGTTCTACCCAGCTCACCGTATCGCCAGCCCTGATCTCTGCAGGGATTGCCACGTACTTGCAGCGTCTACGTCACGCTATGCACCACCATCACCACGAACTGACAAAGCTATGCGCTGGCTTTGCGGCCCTTTGCACTGGCCTTGCAGCTTCCTGCCTTGGTGCTCCCGCCATTTGCGCTTGCATCTGCTCCCAGAACGTGAGCCGGTTGTATCTGCGCTTGAGCAGCTCCAGCACCGCCAGGCTGTACACGCACAGGTCAAGGGGTTCGTTCCTGGCCTGTGATGGCTTTTGCCACTCCAGCACCTGGAAGCCCTTCACGTAACGAGGCATCAGCCGTTCGCAGGTCAACCCCTCGAGGTATTCAGGCGTTGCGTTCTGGCCAAAGTTCACGTATCCAGGGCCTGGCACGTTGTTGCGCAGCCTGGCGTAAATGGTCCGCTTCAATGCGTCGGTGCCCACCATGTACAAGGTGACGCCACCCTTCATCACCCGACCACGCCAGTTCACGTCCACCTTGTTGCCCTTGCTGATTGCGGCGGCGGCGCGTTGGTTGGAGCCTTTCAACGCAACCACGCCTTCCTTGGCCCGACGCCTGCAGTATTCATAGGCCTCTTGCGTGTAGTGGCCGCCAGTGTCCACACCCATCATCTTCACGGTCAGGTTGCCTCCTGACGCATGAGGGAACTGGGTTTTACGGATGGCGTCAATCTGTTCCCACACATGATCCTGCGATGGATCGCCATCCACCTTCTGGTGCCAGATCAACCACATCTGCTCACCCTGGCCCATTCCCCACACTGACATCTCCAGCCAGGTGTCCTGCACGTCCACTGCGGCCATCAACACCAGCACGCCCTCTGGGCACCACCCCGGCTTGTATGGATCCTTTGCTGCACGCTCCATCAGGCCTTCGGCGTTCACCCTGGACATTGCCTCGTCTTCCCAGCACTCGGCGGCGCGCTTATTGATCCAGCCCTTCAGCAGCAGGGGATCATCCTTTGCCCGAAGGAACTCATCGCGGATCTGCTCCCATGGCGTCCATCCAGCTGGGGCGTACCAAGCGGGCAGATGGAAGCCAGCCGTCAGCCCGTCCCCTGCGGCAGTTGATCGCCATTCACCACCAACCAGCATCGTGGTCTTGTGGTGCTGCGCCACCCGCTCACCACAGGCCGGGCAGCGGCACCACACCTCACCATCAGGCCGGTCCCACTCCATGTGCTCTCGCCAGCGGATCACCGACTTGGATCCGCAACACGGCATGAAGGCATGGAAGCGGCGCTGATCTGATCGCTTCTCAAACTCCTCAGTTATCCGACACGCGCCCCTGGTGCCAGGTGTGCTGGTGATCAGCACCTTGCCCATGGGGAACGTGCTGGTGCGTGCTTCAGCGTTCTCCAATGGGTCGCCTTTGTCGTCAGCCTCAATGGGATACGAGCTCACCTCGTCCGCAGCCAGGTAGGCCGCCGGCATGGACTGCAGACCGCTGCCACTGTTCGCACCCGTCAGCACAAACAGTCCGCCTTGAAACTCCTTCAGGAACATCGTGTTCCCTGAGTCCCTGCTACGAGCCGGGGCGATCCGCTCACTGAGCACTGGCGTCTCGCGCAGCAACGGCTCGAGCCTTTGCCGGTTCAGCCTCTTGGCCATGTCCAGCGTGGGCTGCACAAGCAGGCATGGCCCTGGCCACAGGTGAATGATCGCCCCAAGCCAGTTCAGCACCACCTCCGTCTTGCCCAGCTGGCTGCCAAACATCAGCACCACACGGCGCATCGGACTGCTCGGACTCAGGCAGTCCATCGGCTCCTTGAGATACGGGGTTCTGGCAGTACGCCATGGCCCCTTCTCTGCGCTGCCCTTACCTGACAGGATCCTGTGCTCATCCGCCCAGTCGCTAACCGTCAAGGCAGCAGGTGGTGCCAGGCCCTCCAGCAGCGCCTTCCGATACAGCAGTGCAGCTTCACTCATCGCCCAGGCTCCTCAATGCAACGCGGATCTCTTCGCTGAGCAGCCTGTGCGCCTCCCTGGCATCCATCGTTGCCGCCAGCAATGGCGCCAACCTGTCTGGGATGCCCATCATCCCGTCACGAATCGCACGGCCCAAGGCAAACGCCTCCCGTTTCACCTCATCCGCAGGCAACAGCTCCTTGCGGCCCTGCAACGCCTGAAGTCTGGCCAGCTCGGCGGCGTAGTGCTCCTTCCGCTCGCGGCTTACGTCAAGGCCAGGGATCTGATCTTCTGGCAGCCCCAAGATGTAGCTGCGCACTGCATTGGCGTCTGGCAACTGCTCTGCCACACCTTGACGCTTGCCAGCCGCCACCGCTTGAGGCGATAACTTCTCCGATCCATTGCGCCTGGTGTTCCGATCCCAGAGCGCCATGCCCTTGTCTACATCAACCAGCTTCTTCCCGTCACGGATCACCACCGCATCCTTGATCCGATCCTTGGCTGCTGTAGTCACTGCTGCAGGGCTCACGCCTTTCAGCCGTGCGAACTCGGACAACCGAACCAGCACCTTTTAACCTCAGACTCCTTTTCAAGTTAAAACAGGGATGCCCGGTTAAAGGATCGGATGGGGAGGGGGAGAGACTGCCTGCAGCGACTGGGGTCTTAAGCGTTGCCAAGGGCTCCCGCTGGCCAAAATCTGGGTCGCTATGGCCCA